ATTAGATCGCCCCCATCGGTGCGAGTGTGGCGGCGAGTTTCTCCTGGGCGGCGACGCTGCGATTGAGCAGGCCGGTCTGGTTCTTCGCTTCGGCGAGTTGTTGTTGTTGCATCGTCGTCATTCCGCCGGCGTCGAAACGCAAGCGGGCGGAGACTTCGGCTTGGGTCCCGCGGAGTAACGCCCCGCCGAGGAAGTCGCCCTTGAGCGGGGCGGGTTCGTCGATCTTCGGGGCGATCGGCTTTTCGACTTCGGTTTTCTTCCGCATCGCCTTCGTGAGCCAGGCGTCGTACGCCGCCATCTGACCGCCGAGCGTGTCCCATCCGGACCAAAGGCCGGCCGCGGTGTTCTCCAAGTTTTGGGACACGGCTTCGAAATCGGTCTCCCCGACCCAATCGCTGACGGCATCGAACGCTTCGGGCATGACCCAGCCGGCGAGCGTCGTCTTCTTGACGACCTCAATGATGGTCCGAATCTCGTTCTTGAATTTCTGGAGCGGGCCGATCAGGATCGACGCGAACTCCAGACCGACCGCGGCGACCGACTTCGCCAATTGGGCGGCGATCATGGCGACGGCCCCGATGCCGTAGAAAATCTGGTGAACGACTTCCTGGACGAATTCGTAAGCGTCGCCCGACTCGATGCTCAAGCCGAGCCATTCGCCCGTCGCGTTCAGGGCGCCTTCCAGCCAGCCGAGCGCCATGGACAACGCTTCGCCGGCTACGTTGAAACCGGCCTCGAGGCCGCCGACGACGGCGTCGATAAACGGTTGCGCGCGGACCATCCCGTCGCTGAGCCGCGTCGCCAGCGACTCGATCATGGGGGCGATGGCGACGACGATCTTGTTCCAGGCCCCGGTGAAGACCGCTTCGACTTTTGGAAGGGCGTTCCGGGCGGCGAGGATCTTCCCCATGTCCTGTTCGGAGAGGGCGACCCCGAGCTTCTTTTGCTTTTCGATGAACGCGGTCAACTCGGCCGAGCCGCGGCGGAGCATCGGGCCGAGCTTGACCCCTTGTTCTTCGAAGAGCTTCGTCGAGAGCAGCGCCGCGACGGTCGGGTCTTTCACCTTCGCGATCGAGTCCGAAATCATCAGGAACTGTTGGTCGATCCGCTTGCCCTTCAGGTCGTCGTACTTCAAGCCGAGCTGCGCGAGCGTCTGCGTCGCTTCGCCGCCCAGGGCCGCGGTGCCGAGCTTCGCCTGGAGTTTCCCGAGCAGGTTTTGAAACTCTTCGGCCTTTACGCCCGCCGTCTCGGCCGCGTTCCCCAGGGCCATGAACTCGGCCGAGCCGGCGCCGATCCCTTTGGCCCGCTTGCCGACGTCGGCGAGCTCTTTGATCGAGCCGAGCGCATCGCCGAAGAGCTTCCCGCCGGCGACGCCGGCGAAGCCGCCGGCCATGAAGCCGGCGACCTTCCCCTTCCACCCTTGGATTTTCGAGTAGGCCGAATCGAGCCCCGTCACCATCCGGCCGTAGGTGGCGTTGAGGACGAGCGACGCGTTGCCGATCGTGGACATGACCTAATTACCCGTAGCGGGCCTGGAGGATCGGCAGCGCTTCTTCGAAGGTCATCTCGACCCGGTCGCGTCCGCGGCCGCCCCAGTCGACGAGGAATTGCGACGGTCGAACGTCGGAGACGCCGGCCGCGGCGACGACGGTCGCCTGGAGCCGGGCGGCGAGGACGTCGTCGCGTTGGCCCCACCATGGGCCATCGTGCAGCGTCATCGCGTGGAAGCGGACGAGGTCAAACGGCGTGAATCGCGATCGGAGTTCGTCGAGGGGAAGGCCGAAGTGGAAGGCGAGCCTCACTTCGAAGAGGTAGGTCTCTTCGGCTTCGAATCTTTTTTTTCGGCGTCGAGGTCCGCCTTCGCCGGTTGCACCTCCGCGGCGGCGTTCGCGATCGCGACGATCGTTTCGGGCGTCTTCGATTTGACGAGCGGCACGTCGTCCAGGTCGAGAAGGAACTCGCCGTCGGCGTCGCACAGGGCCAGCGTGGCCAAGGCGACCCCGGCGCGTTGCGATCCGCCCGCCGCGTCCCCGCTCTGTTCGTACTGCCGGAGTTGGTCCAGCCGATTGAGTGTCAGCGTCCGGACGTGAAACTCATTCAGTGGCGCCGGGAGCGCCGCAATCCGAAAGTCCTTGGCCTTCACGAACTGCTGCCGAAGGGAGTTCTCCACCATCGTTCTCCGAGACGGGCGGTCGGAACATCGCGGCGAGCGCAGCCGATTGGAACCCGCGGTGCGGTTGAATTTCGAACGGGATGATCATGTCGTCTTGGGTGCCGAGCTTCACTTCCCCGATTTTGGTCACAAAGCCGTTAATGGGGAATGTCTGCCGGGGCGTCGATGAACCGGCGTTGGGCGGCGTGCCCAGGATGAAGTCCTTGTTGCGGACGCCGAAGAGGGCTTCGATCCGTGCCATCCGTTGCGGGCTGTATTCGATTTCCGCTTTGATGGTGGCGTATTCTTTCAGACCCGGTTCCTTGCCGATGGCGTCGTCGGTTTGATCGTGGGTCACCACGTCGCGATTCTTCGTAGTACGGTCCGGGATGGTGAACATCACGGCCTTGTCGAAGAGTTGTTGGGCGTTGCTCGGGCCGTCGTTCACGGAGAGCGACGATTTGAATCCAATGTCGGCCATGCGGTCACCTCGGCTTATCTATCCGCCGAGCTTCCCGAGCTCGTTCGCCACCTCGGCGGCCAGTCGGTTCGGGTAACCGGGGCCGTGCTGCCGGTGGGCCGGCGAAATGAAGTCGGTCCGGGGCGACTTCGTCAGCTTTAAGGCGTACTTGTTCGGCCGGATTCGCTTCTTCGCCTTGACCCGACTGAAGCTCTTCTTCGGCCCCACGACCGTGAGGTAGGCCGCGGTCGCACCCGGATAACGTCGCGTCTTCGTCCCGATCGACTTCGCCAGGAATCCGTACCGGGCGATCGAAGTGGCCGACGCGATGATGCTCGCCTTCACCGGTTTTGCGGTGCGGTTGCACGCAATGATGACGGCGATCTTCGCCCGGCCCTTGAGTCGGCCGAGCTTCTCCAGGTCGAGGGCGACGTGCCCGGTGACCTGGACTTGCCCGGCCGCCCCGATGCCGCCGATCGCGTCGGTCAGCATCCCCGCGGCCGCGGTGACGAGTTGCGGAATCATAGCCGGATCACGTCCAGGATGAGTTCGTTGTCACCGCGGCGGACCGTTTCGACCTGGTACGTTTCTTCCCATTCGACGGAGACAAGACGATCGAGCGGCTTCACGTCCGGGTAATTGCGGAGTCGGATTTCGGCCCGCACCCGGTTCCGTTCCGATTCGAGGACCTCTTCCCGGCCGGCGAACGCTTCGCCCAGGTGGCCCCACAGGTAACCGCCGGGCGGGTAGGTGATGTTCGGCTTCACGTCGCCGAAGCCATCCCGGTTCCCGCGGGTGTAAACCAGGCGTTCGAAGCGATCCGGATACCCGCCCGCGGCCATCATTGCCCCCAGTCGCCGGTTAGGCCGGTTTCATATTGGCGGACGACGTGGTTCCAGCCGGCCGGCAGGTCGTTCAAGGTGCCCTCGGCGAACGCTTCGCGTCGTTCGTAGAAGTGGGCGGCGAGCAGTTTGATCGCGTGTTTCACCGTTGCCGGTGGCGTCTGCCAGCCGGCGATGAACGTGACGTAGCCGGCATCGCGGTACATCGCCTGGGCCGGGAGGCCACCGAGCAGCACACGGGAGGGCGGCGTGTCGATCGACGGCGTCCAGGAGTACGGGGAACCCGCCGTCCCGTTCGCGGTGTAGACGACGAGGTCCTCAACGTCGGTCACCCCGCCCAGGGCGAGCACGATGACTTTTGACGCGGGCCACCGACTGAGGATTTGGCGGTATGTCGTCGAAAGCACGGGCCGGCCGGTGTCGTGTTCGAAGCGGTCGGTCGCCGCCTTGATGAACTCCGTCAGGAGCGCATCTTCGGCGTCGTCGTTCAGGCGGAGGAAACCGCGCAGTTCGGCCGCGGTCACGGGAAGACCGACGGGCGGCGTGATGACTTGCAGGCCGTACATACGACACGGCCCCGCCGGTGCCTTCGGGTGCCGGCGGGGCCTCTCTCACGGGTTAGTTTGTTACGCCGCCGGTGCGGCGATCGTCTTGACCGCCGAACTGTTCAGGAGCTTCCCGTCCCAGCGGGCGAGTGCCATGAACACGATCACGCCGTCGCGGATGCGGATTTGGTCGAGGCGGAAGAACGTCACCGCCATGACCTGCCGCGCGAGGTATCGCGAGTAGTCGCCGTAGCAGCCGATCCGGGCGTTCACGCCGGTCGTCGGGACATCGGCGTTGATGTGGATCGGATCGCCGTCGAGCGTGCCCGGCCCACTGTTGAACGGGTCGGCGAAGTAGCGCCCCTGGGCATCCTTCGACTTGCGGATCGCCGCCAGGTAGCGGTCGTGCATCATGAAGCCACGCGTGGCCGCGGGGGCGTTGCGGTAGGCCGGATCGACGGAGTACTTCAGGTCGTACCAATTGTCGATCGTCACGGTCGGGTTGGCACCCGATCCGCCGGCGACGACGCCGGACGCGGTCGCTGACGGCACGATGCCGGTTGGCTTCGACACACCGTCGCCGATGGTGATGGCTTCGTTCAACAGCCGGCCGATGCGCTCGCCCAGGAGTTCGGGCAGGAGCATTTCCATCGCCGTCTGCGAATCCTGGAGCAGTTGAATCGAAATCGGGATCTCGTCCGAACTCGCGTTGTAGGCGTCGAGGTCGATGCTGCCGACGGTCGGGTTCGTCCCGGTCACCGTCGTGACTTCGCCGATCCACCGCCCCTTGTTGTTCGTGTCGTCGAATTTCGGGACCGGCATCTTCACGCCGGTCGGCGTCTGGATTTGGCGGACGAGGCCGAGCACGTTGCCGTAGAACTTGAGCGCCTTGTCGTACCCGTCGAAGAATTCGCGGTACTGGACGAGCCCTTGGCCGGCGTTCGCCGCCCCGGTCGTCATGTTCCGCTGTTCGACGGCTTCGCGGGCGATCGTCAGTTCGTTCGACGTGAGGTCCACGCCCGCGCGGCGGGCGTTGTCCAGGTCGTCGGGCAGCAGTTGCGCACCCGAACGCCCGCGGCGGAACCAGGTGCGGACGGCATTCCCGCCGCTCGTCTTCACTTCGGGGTCGGTCGGCCGGCCCGGATCGGACCGGCGCGTGAATTCGCGGAGTTCGGCTTCGCTCGATTCCAGTCGCTGCTGGTGTTCGAGCGTCTTCATCCGTTGGCCGAGCTTGTCGAACTCGGCGAACTGTTCGTCGCACTTCGCCGATTCCTCGGCCGAGAGGTCGCGCTTTTCTTCTTTCGCCTTCGCCTGGATCGCCTTGACGTTCGCCAGGGCCTGGGCGCGTTTCTCTTTGAGATTGGCCAGTTCGTTCACGACGGACTCGTCGGGGGTGAATTCGGAATTGCCCTTATCTATCCCTCACGTTCCATCAGCCCGATCGTCACGTCGAGCATCCGGTCGTTGCCGGCGACCGACCGGATCGACAGCCCGGACGAGCCGTAGGCGGGGAGAACGACGGGGCCGAGCTCGATGACGTCGAGGTCGATGAGTTCGCGGAAGCTCGTCCCGGTCCAGCGATCCACCGACCGGGGCGTGAAGGTGAACGAACTCCCCTTCAGGTCGCCGCGGGCGATGAGTTCGCGCAGGTCGTTCGCCGACGTGGGCAGGTCCACGAAGTACGCCAGGCCGTTCGCCCGTGATTCGAACCGGAGCGTACCGGACGACGTCCGCCCGAGCAGGCGGTTCGGGTCGTGATTGAACGTCGCGATCACGTCGGCCTTCGCCGCGACCATGCGACTGAACGCCCCGGGGCGGATGACTTCGGTGAACTTCCGGCCGCGGATCGTGAGTTCGGCCGGCGTGTCGTACGGGATCATGCCCGTGAGCGTCTTGCCGTCGCCGGCGATTTCACTCGGCAGGTTTCGGGTTTCCAGTTCCATCGGGTCCATCGGGGGCGGGTGGGGTCGGTTCGGGTTTCGGATCGCCGGCGGCCGCGGCCGGGCCGGTGTTGAGCGGGATGCGGAGCACGTCGCCGCCGGGAAGA